GCGGCGCCGAAAACCTTGACTGGACGCTCCTGCGGGAAACGTCCAGTCATCGTTATTGGATCGCCATGCTCCCAGATGGCAAGCAGGTCATCAAGACCGAGTTCCTTGCCGACGATCAACTCGTCGAGGATAACAAGCGCCTCTACAACGAGAGCGAAGGCAAGCGCTGGGGTGACGGCCAGGTCGTCGGCCGTATCCCGCTGAACGTTCTATACAGTTCCCAGCATCAGCTCATGGAAAAGATCAGGGAAGGCGACCGCGACCACATCAAGTGGTGGCTCAACTCTGAGCATGCCCGCCCATACCGGACGTTCAAAGGTAGAATCTGATGGATTATGCCGCTCTGCAGACGGCCGTTCTCAACTGGGCGGCGCGTTCCGATGCCGCGACCACGACGGAAGTGGTGAACTGCATCGCCTTCGCTACCGATGGGTTCAATTACGGCGTCCCGGCCCGAGGCATTGCGCCGCTCCGCACCCGCGAAATGGAAACTCTGGCGTCGATCACCATGACGGACGGCGTTGGCACACTGCCGACTGATTATCTCCAGTACAAGACGGCAAAATCCATGGCGTCCCTGCCAAACCCGCTTTCCTATGCGACCGGCAGCTATACCAACGGCGCCTTTGCCGATGGAGCGGCTGGGCTCTCCACCACGTTCTCCATTGTCGGCTCAACGATTTATGTATTCCCGACGTCGGGCGTTGACGTGGACATGGTCTATTACGCCAAGATCCCTGCGCTCGGATTCGAACACGAGCAATTGGCTCCTCGCCAAGATGCCGAGCCTCTATCTGCATGCGGCCTTGATGCATCTTGCCATGTTCAACCAAAATGACGCGCTTCTCGCCCGTTCTCAGGCAATCGTGGCCGCAACGATCGACGGCCTGAACCTCACCAACGACCTGAGCGAATATGCCAAGGTCGGCACCCGCATGGGGTTCATGACGCCGTGATCATTCCATTCCCGCCATTTGAGCCCGACAAGGCGCCCTACAACAGCAGCGCGACGGATGTGGCTGTCAACGCCCTGCCGATCGCCGATGGCTGGGGGCCGATGCCGTCTCTGGTGCCGCTTGCCAATGCGCTCCCGAGCGCTCCGAAGGGCTCGATCACCGCAAGGCTGTCCTCTGGAACGCAGGTCACGATCTGCGGCACGTCAACAGGCCTATACCTCGTCAACAACGACGGCACATTGACCGATGTTTCCGGCGCCAGTGCTCCATATTCGGTCCCTGATGGCGACGAGTGGTCTTTCGACGTGTTTGGCTCCAGGATTATCGCCACCAATTTGAGCGACGCCCCTCAATATTATGACATTGGCGTCAGCACTGATTTCGCGAATCTCCCTGGCAGCCCTCCGAAGGCTCGGTTTGTCAAGGTGATCGGTGATTTCGTCGCCCTCTTTCAGTTGGAGAACGATGCTTCTGCAATCCACTGGTCCGGGATCAACAATTCGGAGCAATGGGTTCCAGGCGAAGAGCTTTGCGACACGAACAGCTTCCCGGATGGCGAGGAACTGCAGGCGATCAGCGTGAACGGTTCGGGCGCAACGCTCGCCTTCCGCGCCGGCTTTCGCACCATGACCTTTGATCCGTCGTCGGGGTATGTCTTCACCTTCTCGCCCTTCTCCGAGGGAAGAGGATGCTCTGCTCCTCTGTCTCTCGTCGACATCGGCCGAGGGGATTTCGTCTATTACTCCGATACAGGCTTTTACCGCGGCATTGCGGCCACTCCAATCGGCGCTGAACGTGTTGACCGATGGATTCAGATGGTCACGAACGATGGCACGCGGTCGAAGATAAAGGGCGTCTATGATCCTTTCCGCAAGGTGGTCATGTGGCGATACGAGGATCCGACCGGTAACGGCTATATCCTCGGCTATGCCTGGCAACTCGACAGATGGTTCCAGTCGGATACCATTGTTACGGGCCTTGGGGTGTTCGCCACGTCGGCGAAGACACTGGAAGACCTCGACGCCATTTCGTCGTCGATCGACCTCTTGCCGTTCTCGCTGGATAGCTCATCATATGGGGGCGGGCCGCCGTCGTTCGCCGGGTTTGATGCATCTTACCGTCTTGGGTTCTTCACCGGCCTTCCCCAAGAAGCAACGGTCGAAACTGGGCAGACAGAATTCTCGCCAGGGGGTCGCGCCTTCGTCTCGAGCGTGCGCGCGGTCAGTGATAGCCCAGGCGTCACCATTGCAGTCGGCACTCTGGACTCGCACGACGACACGCCGACATGGACGGCGCAGCAGTCGCGGAACAGCCGGTCATTCATGTTCGATTTCCGCGCCGATGGCAGGCTACACGCCTTCAGGGCGATTGTCCCAGCTGGCGATAGCTGGTCTTCTCTCAGCGCCTTGAACGTCGGCGCCAGCCCGAGTAGTGCGCTATGAGCGTCAATATCCCGTTCATCGGCAATGTGAAGACGGTTTGCCTCGACCTGACGACTACGGCCGCCACAGAGGTTTATGCCTCGATAGCCAGTCTCCGGGGCTCGCTCGATAGCATGTCCGTCTGCAATGACAGCGCCGCAAGCGTCAACTTTACCCTCCAGATCGTCAATTCGCTCGGCACGTTCAAGATCTACGACACCTTTCCAGTCGCGGCCCATACGACGCTCTTCATCAAGGAACATAACGTTCAGCTTCCCGATGGGTGGGCTCTGCAGGTCATAGCTTCAGCTGCGAACGCGCTGCATGTGGTTGCTGTAATCGCCGAAGTAAGTTCGATACGCTCGCAATGAGGATTGCAATAGCGAACTCCGCCGAAGTCGACGCCATCTGGCCGGCCATCAGCGAGAAAATGCAGATCGGCTGTGAAAAGACCGGCGGCGCAACATCATCTGCTGAACTCTGGCAGATGTGCCGCCGCGGCGATGCATTTCTGATCGTCGGGTTCGGCGATGAGATCAGCTTCGCTTCGGTATGGCGCTTCGAGACATGGTCATCCGGGCAAGTGTTCCGATGTGTCAGCCTGTGTGGTCAGCATCCGGAGTTATGGATGCGCGGTTTGTACGAATTCGCCCTCTCGCAAGCGAAAATAGGCGGCACACGCCGCTTGGTAGCTGAAGGCCGCAAGGGTTGGCGGCGTCTCATTGAAAAATATGTCACCGGACGCGTTCGCACGCTCTGGGAAACTGTTGAGGTGCACTGATGCCAGGTGGTGGTAGCAACAAGACGACAACCACGCAGAATTCCGCACCGTGGAAAGATGCGCAGCCGGCCCTGAAGCAGGGTATTTCCGAAGCTCAGCGCCTCTATAACAGCGGCGTCGGCTCCAAGGTCTACACTGGGTCCACTGTCGTTCCGTGGGATGCGAAGACCACCCAAGGCATGAACGCGATTACCGATCAGGCAAACGCGAACCTCGGCGGGAACGGTCTTTCAGGTCAACTGCAGGGCGTCATCAACAACGGCGGCTACAATGCCGGCCAGTTGGAGGCGCTAAACAACACCCGCGCCGTGGCGAACAGCAACTTCGACATCAATTCCGATCCCGGCTTCCAGCAGGTCGTCGACCAGGCGCGCAACACCATCAATGCAGGCGCCAGCGGGGCAGGGCGCTACGGTTCCGGTGTGCATCAAGCCACGCTCGCCAACACGATCGGCGACCTCGGCGCTCGGCAGTACCAGGCATTCCAAGCCCGCAAGGATGCGGCAAACAGCAATCTTTTCAACATGGGCTCCACAGGCTTCGGTCAGCTCGGCTCCGCTTACACCGGCATGCAGGCACCGGCACAATCGCTGATGCAGGTAGGCGCGATGAACGAGGATCTCGCCACGCGCCAGATGAACGACAAACTCAGGATATTCAACGATACTCAAAATCGCCCTTGGGAGAATTTGTCGAGATTGAACGCTATTGCCTCTGGTGCCGGGCAATTGGGAGGCTCGCAGACAACGAGCCAACCAGGTGCGAATCCTTTCCTCCAAGCGCTTGGGTACGGCGCCACGGGAGCTGGGTTGCTTGGCTCGTTCTTCTAGTCTCGTCCGTGGTTTGGGTGGTAGCCTAATTCTTTCTCAGCGGATAAACGGGCGGCGATAGCTTCGTTGATGTCCTCGAACGAACCGAGGTTTTTCAATTGCCCATCTGCGGTGATATGGGCTCTCCACCTTTTCTTATCTCGAATTACGCCGCAAACGCCGCTGGTATTTGTTGAAAAACGCTTTCTGTTGCGTTGGTTCTCCAACCGGCTGACATCGCGCAAATTGGTGATCCTGTTGTCTTTGGGATTACCGTTGATGTGATCGATACAATCTTTCGGCCATTCGCCAGCGTGAAGGAGCCAAGCTATCCTGGCGGCACTGTATTGTTTGTCGAATATAGCGCCGCACAGATAGCCCTTACCATCGGTCACCAAAAATGCCTCCTTGCCGGCAAATCGGTTGTTCCATCTCTTTGCCGCGGTGGAAGATCCGCCTAACCCGGTATCGGCAAACATCTCGACCGGCCTCGGCAGCCAAAACAGCTTCCCGGTCTCCGGTTCATACTTGAGTAGCTTGGAAATTTCTGCAAACGTCAGTTCAGCCATTGTCGACCTCTTCTCAGGTTGGCTTGGTTAGAACCCGTCGTGGTGGTGAGACACCCGGCGGGTTCGCTGATTCTACATCGTAATCAGGTTGGCAGCAACCGAGAGGTAGATCATGGCTCTCCCCCCGTTCGTTAACGGTTTCCAGCCCTTCTTGCGCAACAACTCCGACATGCTCTTGCAGGCCGGCGCCGGTCTTCTCGGTGGTCAGACGGCACCCGAGCAGGTGGCGGGGCTCGCCCAAGGTGTTGCCGGTGTCCGCCAGCGCAACAAGACGTTGGAATTCCTCCGCCAGCAGAACCCGGAACTGGCCGCGGCCGTCGAGAGCGGCGCGCTGTCGGGCGGGGATGCCTACAAGCTCTTCTATCAGCAGAAGCTCGAAGCCCAGAAGCCGAAGAACAACTTCATGTCGGCCGGCGGCAGTATCGTAAACCTTGACACCGGGCAGTGGTTGACGCCGCCGAAGGCTCCCGGCAGCGAGGATCAGGAGACGTTCTACGGCAACCCCATCCCGATCCAGACCCCGAACGGCATCCAGTACGGCCAGATCGGCAGTAAGGGTTCGTTCAAGCCGATCGACATCGGGAATGGCAACACCTTCGCGCCTCCCACTAAGACCGTCGACCTTGGCACTTCTGTCGCAGTCATGGGTCCCGGTGGCGCGCAGACTGGAACCCTGCAGAAAGATTTGGCCGGCGCCGAAGAACAGAAGGCCCTCGGCAAGGGCCAGGGCGAAGCGACCATCACGGCGCGGACGGCTCTCCCTGCCGCACAGCAGGCCGCCACCGATGTCGCAGAGCAGGTAAACCGGCTGAAGAACGATCCCGATCTTGCAAGCGTTCTCGGCCCGATTGATTCCAGAACGCCGAACTTCAGTGCAGGCTCAAACCGCGTTCAGGCTTACATCGACCAGCTTGCCGGCGGTGCGTTCCTTCAGGCTCGGACACTGCTCAAGGGTGGCGGCCAGATTACTGACTTCGAAGGCAAGAAGGCCGAACAAGCGTTCATCCGCCTCAACCAGGCCCAGAGCCCGGAAGATTTCAAGTCGGCGCTCGATGATTTCAATGACGCTGTTCAGTCGGGGCTTGCGAAACTTGCCACTCAGGCGACGCATGGGCAGCCGGGGCAGGCACAAGGCGCGCCGGGAACGGTTCGCCGCTACAACCCCGCCACCGGAAGGATCGAATAAATGCCGGTCCAGATCCAAGCCCCTAACGGCGAAATCGTCGAATTCCCCAATGGCACGAGTGATGACGTCATCGTCAAGGCCATGCAGGCGACCTATGGCGGCCCCGAGCAGGATTTGAGCACTGCGAGTGCTGACACGAAAGCGCTCGCTTCCGATCTGTCCGCCATGACGCAAAACCCGGCAAAAGCGATCGATGCCCAGCGCGTCAACGATGCCAAGGCAAAGCGCGACCAATATTACGGCAGCGGCATCTATGCGGGCTCCTACAACCCGCTCGGCCCACTCGCAAAGGCCATAGACGCAGGCGCAAGCGCCGCTCAACGTGCGCCTATGATGGGCTGGGATGACGAGGCCGTAGGTGGGTTGCGCTCGCTCGCCGGCAATACCGATTACGCCACAGCGCAGGCTCAGG